CTAATTTAAATCAGCACAGTTCACCAGCTTGAGAGGATTGACGGAATCCATGTTTCGGCATTTATCTACCTCTGTTGTCAGGAATTCGATCCACTGCATGATCAATGCATCCAGCAACAGGACAGAAAGGGCAAAAATAACCAGCCAAAAATACTTTCGAATCATCCCGCATATCCTTTTCGTGCAACCATTCGTTGGGAATATACACGAAAATGTTATCGGCAGGCGTTGAGGAAAGATAAGTTTTTTGGCGGAATTCCAGCGAAAAAAAAGCGCGTCCCCATGCCGGTCCGCGCCTTTTAACAAGCAGTCTCTGATAACTATCAGTTCATGCCGTACTGTCAGATTAGCTGTTTTCATGCTTTGGGGTGGTTTTTATATTTTATTTAAAATCAATTAGTTATATGAAACTGTGACTGTATATTGTTCCAGTGCTTTTTGTTGTTTATGCTATTATGCAAGCAATTCTGTATAAACATTTGTATAAACACTTTGGGCTGGGTGGTGGTCTATGGCTGGCGAACTTAACAAACTGAGTGACAGGAAGTTAAAGGGATTACATGGCATCCCGGCCAGTAAGATTGAGTTTTATGCTGATGGTGCCGGGTTAAGCGCTAAGGTAACGAAAGCTGGTGGCATTAGCTGGGTGTTTACTTACCGACTCGACGGGCAGAAGCTGCATCGGCTGACCCTGGGGCGCTACCCTGATATGAGTCTCAAAGAGGCCCGTTCCTCGCGTGATAAATGTCGTCAGTGGCTGGCCTCTGGTAAAGACCCAAAGCACCAGTTGGCGCTAACTACTCAGGAAACGCTTAAACCGGTCACGGTGCAGGAAGCTATCGAATACTGGATACGCGAATATGCGGAAGAAAACCGTGCGAACGTTGAGCGGCATAAAGCGGAGCTGCGCAAACACATTTACCCTTATATTGGGAAAATGGCGCTCGCTGACTGCGAAACCCGTTACTGGCTTGACTGCTTTGACAGGATGAAAAAGAAAACGCCGGTTGCTGCTGGTTATGTATTCCAGATGTGTAAGCAGGCTCTGAAATTCTGCCGCGTTCGCCGTTACGCCGTCAGTACCGCCCTTGAAGATTTGAGTATTCCCGATGTTGGTAAAAAGCAGGCGAAAAAAGATCGGGTACTGAAAGATAAAGAGGTTGGGGGATTGTGGGCTGCTATATCGTCCGGCGATGTTTTTCTGCCTTACTACACAAACTTGCTCAGGATCACTACTTTGTTTGGTTGCCGCACCCAAGAGGCCAGATTGTCAGAGTGGGCCGAATGGGATATGGAGGTGTGGGTGTGGACAGTACCAAAAGCGCATAGTAAAGGTGGTGAAAAGATTGTGCGTCCAGTTCCTGAGGCGATGCGTTCATTTATTGAAATGCTCCACGATGAAACAAAATCATCCGGTTACCTTCTTGGGGTTGTGAAGAATAGCGAAGCGGTTAGCCAGTGGGGCCGTAGTGTTTATAAAAAACTGGGGCATTCTGAACCCTGGACATTGCATGATCTACGGCGAACGCTTGCAACGCATATGAATAATATGGGTATCGCTCCGCACGTTGTTGAACAGTTGCTGGGCCATTCAATGCCGGGAGTTATGGCGATTTATAACCGTAGTCTGTACTTGCCAGAGAAACTGGACGCGCTGAACAAGTGGTATGACCGCTTAGAACTTCTTGCGGGTAATCATCAAAATGTGGTTCTGTTACCTGTAGCGAATAGAGATTAGACTGGTCTTGCGAGTCTAGGTCGGCCAACCGAAAAGCGGGGAACCCTACCCGCCTGGCTCGCAAGTTAATTAGGGGCGTTGAGGGTAACGTTATGGCAGAAAAAGAAATAAAAATTCCATTTTCATATTGTAGATTGTCCAGAGGTGCATCATTTCTGGGGGTTGAACCGTCAGATTTGATCAACCTTGCTATTGAAAATAAAATAGAAATAAGCATGATGCTGAAAAGGTTTCACTGCCGAATTCTTCTTCGAGAAGATTTTAGCGATGTAAAGGATTGGTATTCATCACTATATTTTCCTCGTACTTTTAATGCTATGTCAGGGCAAACCCGCGCGATAACGAATCACTCTTTTATTGAATTTACTAATGGCCGTTATTTTGAACCGGATAAACTATTATCTGGTTCAGACATCTTTACGGAACAAGAAAGTAAAGGGTTCCTTGTCGGATATGGCTTTGCATTAGGTCTGTGGCGGGTAATGCCCGATCAGTTTGAGTCATCTTTACCTGTGAAGAATTTTTTCCCCGGATTTTTCCCGTGCCTCACGGGCGGTGAAACTCCAGTAATTCAGATTCTGCCAGCCCAGCCTTTTATCGATCAGGCTAATGGCAAGAGGTTTAATTTTGACCCTTATGAGTTTGAAGCCGGGTATGATGATTTATGGGTTACTAATTATGATATTAAACGGCTTATGGAAAGCGGCCTTGATTTCGATAAGCTGCCAATGCTCAATGATATTGAACGACCTGATTTAGACCCTGATTCAAAAAATAGTATTAATAAACGCTCAGAAAGTGCAAAAGAAAAACATGCACGAAATGAACTATTGATTTTAAGTGCTGCAATAAAATTCAAAGAAACAAGTGCTGATATTTTCAATGAAAAATGCTTGAAAAAAGATGGGAGCTACAATTTCTCAGCATGGGCCAGAGAGCTTTCCGACAGAGTGCACTTATTCCCTGACGGACAATGCCCGGTCAAGAGCGTTGACACAATTACGTCATACATTAGTAGGCACTTTAAGTTTTAATTGTAGTAGCTTCTAAACGTTAGAAAGGGTGTTCTAATCATTAGATTACCCTTTTTAAAATTAAACACACCTTTTTAAATTTTAGAAGCCATTTTTATTAATTCACTTTAGACAAATACTTCCCCCACAACGCAAGAACAGACAGGAAAGGCTCCTTCTGATTGCGTAAAGTGGAGGAAGCATGTCAAATACTCGTTTTATCCCGCCAACACCTGAACAACGCCGCACCATTCTCGCAGAATATGGCATTAAGTTTGATCGCCGTATTCGTGAAAGTGAATGCTTCGAAATAACCAGCCTTTCCCGTTCTACCCGCTGGTATATGGAGAATGAAGGTAAATTCCCGCCACGCTGCCACTTTGGCCGTAATAGTTGCGCATGGCTTTTGTCAGATGTTCTTTGGTGGGTTCGCAATCCACCTGCTGTTGAGAACGTCAACACCCCTTACAACCGTAAATCCGCGTAGGGGGCGCTATGCAAAAATTAAATGAGTTGGTTCCGGTTAATCCCGGAAATATTGGCGGCGTGGCGGTATCGCTGGTCAGTGCTAAAAAACTCCATGCGTTTCTCGGCGTTGGGCGTGATTTCACCAACTGGATTAAAGGGCGTATTAGCCAGTACGGCTTCACTACTGGAGTTGATTACATCATTGTTGAAAGTTTGAGCACGCCAAAACGGGCGAGCGCAAAATCTCGGCAGCAGATGGAACATGACTACCTGATCACTATTGATATGGGTAAAGAGCTGGCAATGGTTGAGCGCAACGAAAAAGGGCGGGAGGTGCGCCGCTACTTCATCAACTGCGAACGCGAGGCAAAAGCCGCCGCTAATATCCCCCAGACGTTGCCGGAAGCCCTGCGCCTTGCTGCTGATATGGCCGAAAAGGCAAGCGAACTTGAAAACCGGCTGGTGGCCGCTGCGCCAAAAATTGATTTCGCTGATCGCGTGGCGGAGATCAACAAGGGTATTTCCATTCAAAACTATGCCAAAGCCGTAGGGCTTGGCCCCATCAAATTATTCGGCTGGATGAGGCAGCAGGGGATTCTCATCAATGGTGGTCAGCGCCACAACCTGCCTATGCAGCGTTATATCGACAGCGGTTATTTTGCCGTTCGCCAGAGTACGTATGAAACGAACGGCGAGGTAAGAGCTTCATTCACAACGATGCTGACGGGGAAGGGTGAGCAGTGGTTAACGAAAAAGTTGATCGCTGGTGGTGTATTGTCGGAGGTGCCGAATGCTGACGCTAAATAAAACAAAGGCAGCTTTGCAGAGCTGCCAATGTCACTACCAAATGTTTAAGCAAGAACAGAATACCAGGGTTAGCGCTGGTGGTCAAAGAATGAGCCAGCGCAATTCTGCGCTCGCTGATTTTATTCAACTTTTTAGCAAAGCCTTTTCGCACCCGGGGCGCAATACATCGTGCTCATTGCTTCCGCAAAGGCTCTTTGTCGTGAAGCAGGATTTTAAGAGAAAGGCGGCAACAATTAAAACAGCCGCCAAGATAATAATTTTTTTCATTGCTCATCCTTTTGGTTCGATTCCTTGCCGCAAAAGTTCTTTACGGGCGAGTGCCTTTAGCCAATTGCCGAGACTCACACCTTCCCGACTGGCGGCTTCGTTAAGCTGCTGGCGTAGCTCAGGTGTTATACGGATCTGGAAGGTTGGTGACAGACCTTCACCTTTCGGGGTTTTATCTCTTTTGATGGTTGACATGTACGTACGTAATTTCCTATTATGGATTCTGTTATGTACGTACGTTATCACGGCGTATGTAAAAAAAGCAACGCCCCGGACTGCTCGAACAGTACCAGGGCGTCTCACCAAACCGTTAAGTGAGGTAACAGTTATGGCTGACAATCAGTCTACCCAAACTCGCCCTAAATATACATGGCGTTTTCTCGCTCTGAACCGTCACGATAAAAAAGCTAAACCTTGCCGCCTGTCTGTCGAGGCACCTACCGAACGCGAAGCCCGCCGTATTCTGGCCCCTCACTTCATTCTGTCTTTGGCCGCGCGTCTGCCAGTTCAGGAGGTGTCCCATGCGTGAGTTAACCAATAAAACCACGGCGATAGCTTGCGAGTTGGCGGCCTTATTGATGGTTGTCGAAGAATGTGAGGTTGATCAGGTTGAACGTGAAAACCTTATAAGCCTTGCCAGAAGGGTATCGGATCAACTGGCGGCAAGCATGGTAGAGCAGAATTCAACGGGGGTGCTCAATGGATAACTTTTACACCTACCGTAGCAAAAATGATTTGCTGCTGCTGGCGCAAGAGGTTGCTGCGCTTCTGTCATGTGCTGCTTACCTTGCGACTATCAGAGGCGAGGAAGAGCGTATCCATGTAATGAGTTTAACGGGCTTGGCCCAACGCCTTTCTGATGAACTGGCAAACTCACTGGATATTTCTACTTTTTCAGACCCTGAATCGCAGGGGGCAAAACAATGATCAGCAATGTGAAGTTTAACGAACTGGAAAACCGTGTCGATTTGCTGGTTAACCGTGTTCTGGAGTTAGAACAGCAGGTGCGCACACTCACTGAAAGTCAGGGGGGAGATATTCCTCCCGGTATGGCTCCGGTCGCCACACTGGCGGCTGAGTTCGGCATATCGACGAAAAAAGCCGAAGAGCTGGCAAAAAACACGGGCGTGATGCTGGTCAGAATGAAATCTGGTGGCTTTATCGCGCCGGATAGCAAATTCAGAGAGGCGGCGAGGCAGGTTCTTCGCAGCGCGAAGCGCAAATATGGATCGGCGTACTGGTATCACCCATTACTTGGCAAATTCCAGATGAGCGGAGGGATCCCGAAATGACAACCACTATCAAAGACGCTGATATTTTTGAATATATCGGCCCCTTATTCCGAAAACTGGCGGAAACCTGTATCGCTCACCAGATGGCGGAAACCGGTTCGGCAACGCTGCTGGTGGAGAGTGATAAATATATGGCTCGCTATCGTTTCACCCTGGAGCCGCAGGTAACCGAAAACGTCCTGATGAAGTACATGATCGGTGGTTGCATTGCGGAGTTCGGACGCAACGAAGGGCTTCATCATCTGTTTAATATTCTGCTTGGTTGCTTCACCGATGGCGAAATTAACGAAAGTGGTATTGAGATAGTGAAAAGCGTTCATCTGGAATATCTACATGATGAGTTGAGTGCGGACAGATCCGCTAAGGTGCTGCACTGATGAAGACCAGAAACGCGCCAAACGTCAAATGTCTGCCGAAGGATAAATTCACCGAGGCGATTATTTTCGCGGGTGCTGATGCTTATTCACATGTGCAGCACTGGATCGAGAGCGAAGGTAAAAGGGCGTGGGATGATGTACCGCCTGTTTATCTGGGCAAAAGGCAACTGGCAGAACTGGAACGATTAAACATCGTTGATAACGGCCGTCGCAGTGTTCGTGTGATCCGCGCTGGCGAGCTTTCCGAAATGCAGATTAGCACTATCGCAACCAAACTGGCGCTGGCGGATGTGAAAGAGGCCCGGCTGTTTAATGGCATGTTTGAGTCTCAGCCGAAGGAGGACTGGACGGGCAGGCTTCCACGTCTCAAAGAAGAGGCCGAACGCGGGGAAAGTATTGTGGTTAACCTGCCTGTGAAAAAACGGGAGCCAAAGCCTGAACCGGGTGATGAACTCAAACCACGCGTGGAGAGCCGCAGTGATGGCCTGTACTGGATCACGCCAAAGGTGGACAAGGATAGTGGCGAGATCATCAATAACGAAACGTGGCTGTGCTCGCCTCTTGAGGTAGTCGGTTCCGGTAGTGACGGGGCAGAGCGCTATCTTGTTTTGCGCTGGCGTTCGCCGCGTGGCCACGAAGATATTACCAGGGCGATCCCCTGTGCTGATATCGGTGAGCGCGACGGCTGGCGCTCACTTAAAGCTGGTGGGGTGAATGTGACCACTAAAAGCACCTTCCGGGCGATTCTGGCCGACTGGTTGCAGCAAAGCGGCACTGATCGGGAATGGATTATCACCCATACCACTGGCTGGCATCATGGCGCATATATCATGCCTGATGGTGAAGTGATTGGTGATCCAGAGACGCCCATTCTCTTTAACGGTCGCAGCGCTGCATCTTCCGGGTATGCCATTGCTGGTACTGCTGCCACCTGGCGGGATTCCGTCGCCCGTCTGGCCGGGGGCAATCCTTCCATGATGCTGGGCGTGGCAGCGGCGTTATCCGCGCCGCTTATTGGCCTGGTGGGTGCTGATGGTTTCGGCGTCCATTTGTTCGAGCAGTCGAGCGCCGGTAAGACCACTACCGCCAATATTGCGAGCAGCCTGTGGGGTGAGCCTGATGCGTTACGGCTTACCTGGTACGGTACTGCGCTTGGCATAGCAAACGAAGCGGAGGCGCACAACGACAGCCTGTTACCGCTTGATGAGGTAGGACAGGGCAGCAGTGCCAAAGATGTTGCCACGTCTGCTTATACCCTGTTTAACGGCGCCGGAAAGTTGCAGGGAGCCAAAGAGGGCGGCAACCGGGAGCTTAAACGCTGGCGCACGGTGGCGATCAGTACCGGGGAAATGGATATTGAAACCTTCCTGGCTGCTGGTGGGCTGAAAGTGAAAGCGGGCCAACTGGTGCGCTTGCTCAACATCCCTATGGAGAAATCGACGGCCTTTAACGGTCTGCCAAACGGCAAGGCTCATGCTGACGCACTGAAAGAAGCCTGGATTGATAACCACGGGGCGGCGGGGCGTGAGTGGGTTAAATGGCTGGCAGCTAACCAGCAGGAGGCTAAACAGGCTGTGCGTGACGCGCAAACGCGCTGGCGCGGCCTCATCCCGGCGGATTACGGTGAGCAGGTACACCGCGTGGCCGAACGCTTTGCAATCCTCGAAGCCGCGCTGGTAACTGGTGCATCAATCACCGGATGGAGTGAACAGGCCAGCCGTGACGCTATCCAGCATAGCTTTAACGCCTGGGTGAAAGAGTTCGGCACTGGTAACAAAGAGCACCAGCAGATCATCGAGCAGTGCGAGGCGTTCCTGAATGCCTACGGTTTAAGCCGCTTTGCACCGTTGCCCTATGATCCCTCCAGTATGCCGATTCGCGATCTGGCCGGGTATCGAAAGCGCAAAAGCAGCCATGATGATGCGCCGCTGGTGTTCTATACGTTCCCCGCAACGTTTGAGAAGGAGATAGCTCAGGGCTTTAACGCCAGGCAGTTTGCCCGCGTGCTTGCCGCTGCTGGCTTGCTTTCTGAGCCGTCCAGCGGGCGTGGATACCAGCAGAAATCCCCGCGTATTGATGGGCGTCAAATCAACGTTTATGTGCTTCACCAGGTTGCGGAAGGTGGAGAAGAATAAATTACACATGTGAGGGTTGTTAATGTTGGTTCAGTTGGTTCAGTGTCTATTGGTTATGTTCATATGGCTGTTTTATATGGGTTTAATGTCAAAAAAATGAACCAACACTGAACCAACAAATAGCAGTTTTGAACCAACAAACGGGCAGTTTGAACCAACATTTTAGAACCTCATGGACTGAACCAACATGAAATTACCCAATGTTGGTTCAAATCGGGGCTTTGTTGGTTCACTCATCGAAAAATAATCCTTATAAAACAATAATCTTTACAAATTGAACCAACTGAACTGACTGAACCAACATAGTTTTGTATATATACATGAAAAATAAAGAGGTCATTAATGAAACTGATTGGCAAAGATAACGGGCATATGAGCGATCTCAAGTTTCTCTACAGCGCCGTTGATGAGCTTTCAAATAAAGATGAGATTACGGTGACGGATTTTCTGGCTCTGAGCGCTTTTGTCACTTCTGAAAAACTTGATCTGGAATCGTACCAGTCTGGGCTGGAAGAAGGGGGGCAAGAGTTGTCGAAAGACGCCAGCGCTTACCTCGATCTTCTACAGAGGATTGCGGCTGATTTGTCGTACCCAACCTCTGGCCTTGAGAACGCTATCCATAGCGCACAATCAACAGCAAGCTGGGCTTTCTATCAGTGGGGGCTGGATAAAGAATAATCATCCTGCTTAGCAAAAAAAGGCCTGGTTTCTCCAGGCCGTCAAGGCTACATGAAATAAATATCTTCTCCCCGTTCGAATACATCAATAATGCCGTGGGCTTCTGAGGGGCATTCTCCGTTAGTAATCAGCGTCTCCCAGAACTTCTGATCGAAACGATGGTCGAGGTAAAAATATCGGCAAATTCCTAAGAGATCACCTCGTTCCCATTCAGGCTTGTATCGAACCTGAAGTTCATCTTCTAGCGCGTAGAAGGTGAGCCTTTCTTTTTTTATCCATGCATCATCAAGTCGCTTGGCAAGAAAAAGTGTTTTTTCCTTTGAGGTAGTGAAAAAATCGGCAAAGGGTTCATGGGGTTTTTGCGGGATGCTACCGTCCGTATCATGGAGAGCTGGATAAACTCCAGACTCCCAGGCATACAGGTAAGCATTGCTGAACTCATCGTGATGCTTTCCGATATGCATTATCTGAATGCGCTGCTGGTTAAAAAGAGCCTGCATGATGTTGTGGTCAGACATGTTAATCCCTCGTCCAGAGTAAAAAGTAATCACCAAAACAATATGGTTTATTCCTGCTTTTGTAAATTATTTGTTCTCCTGTTTTCGCTACTGTTTGCGACAACATAGAGGTGTTTACTCATTGATTATTATGTATATCTTGAAGAGTGGCACTCAGACGTGAGCCGCCACTGTCCACCTGGTTTTTTCCCGTTCTGCGACGGTTTCCTTTCCAGGTGGACATCCCTCCAAGCGCTGGTTTCACGTCTCAACGTTAATTGTTACGGAAACCACTCCATGAAGAAATTACTTGAATTACGCCAGCAGAAAGCCGCACTCAAAACCCAGATGCGTTCCATGCTGGAAAAAGCTGACAACGAAAAGCGAAGCCTGAACGATGAAGAGGGCAAGCAGTTCGATGAACTCCGCGCCCAGGCAGATGCGCTTGAAGTTGAAATTACCCGCCTTGAAGCTGTCGCCGACGATCAGCGCAATTTGCCTGGTACTTCTGTTGAAGGTAAAGGTGTAAGCAACGATGAGCTGCGCCACTACATCATGACCGGCGATACCCGCTCTCTTTCCACGCTGGTGCAGGCCGATGGCGGCTATACCGTTATCCCTGAGCTGGACAAAGAGATCATGCGCCAGTTGCAGGATGATAGCGTCATGCGCTCCATCTGTACCGTTAAGACCACCAGAACCAATGAATATCAGAAACTGATTTCTGTTGGCGGCGCTACCGTTAAGCGTGGTACTGAGGGCGAACCGCGAACCGAAACCAGCACCCCGAAAATGGAACGCGTTGATATCAAACTCAACCCAATCTATGCCTACCCGAAAACAACCCAGGAGATTCTTGACTTCTCCGAAGTGGATATTCTGGGCTGGTTGTCCTCTGAAATCTCTGACACCTTCACCGAAACAGAAGAAAGCGACCTGGTTAACGGTGATGGGGATAAAAAATCCAAAGGCTTTTTGGCCTATCCCCGCGCTGCCACTGGTGACAAAACTCGCCCGTTTGGAACGCTGGAGAAAATGGTCACTGGCGCTGTTACCTCAGATGGCCTGATCGATCTGCTGTACAAACTGCGAGCCAAATACCGCAAAAATGCCGTATGGGTGATGAACTCCACCACCGCCGCTACGCTGCAAAAGCTGAAAAACGGCAATGGCGATTACATCTGGCGTGATCGTCTGGTTGCTGATTCCCCTGATACCTTGCTGGGTCGTCCGGTTCAGTACCTCGAAACCATGCCTGATGCGGCTGCGGGTGAAGCGTTCCTGGCGGTGGGTGACTTCAAACGCGGTTACTTCATTGTGGATCACACCACTGGCGTGCGAACCCGCCCTGACAACATCACCGAACCGGGTTTTTACAAGGTACACACCGACAAGTACCTGGGCGGTGGTGTGGTGGACTCCAACGCCATCAAGGTGCTTGAGCTTTCAGGTTCCGGTTCCTGATCTGACGTTTAAGGGGCTTCGGCCCCTTTTTGCCCTCTGTGGAGTCCAACAATGAAAATAATCGATTTTGAAATCCGTACCTCCGAACTGAGCGCCAGCAACAAAAAGCTGGTGGGCTATGCCGTGCGCTGGAACAGCCTGTCAGAAGTTATCTGGGATGAGTTCCGCGAGCAGTTTGCGCCGGGGGCGTTTAAAGACAGCCTGGCATCCGGTAGCGATGTGCGTGCGCTGTACGAGCATAACTATACCCAACTGCTGGGGCGCACCAAATCCGGCACGCTGGTGCTGTCAGAAGATGATACCGGGCTACGCTTCGAGCTAACCCCGCCGAATACCCAGCTTGGCAATGATGTGCTGGAGCTGGTGGATCGTGGCGATATCTCCGGCATGAGCTTTGGTTTCCGGGCGCTAAAAGAGGCGTGGGATATTGCTCAGTCTCCATACCTGCGCACTGTTACCGCTGCCGAACTGCGGGAAATCACCGTTACCTCTATGCCTGCTTATCCAGAGTCCGGCGTGGAAATCGCGCACCGTTCGCTTTTCTCCCAACATCCTGAACTGCGCCGCGCTGGCGATAATCGCCGCCGTTGGGCTGAATTAGCGGGGCTTTGATATGTGGAATATCTGGCCCTTTGGGCGTAAGTCAGAGCAGCGCAGCATGACCATTGATGAGTTTATGGCGTTGGCAGGGGTTCCAAATACCGGGTCAGGTGAGTATGTGTCTGCGGGTACTGCGGAATCCCTGCCGGCGGTCATGAATGCGGTGTCCGTGATCAGCGAGGCAATAGCAACCATGCCGTGTTACCTGTACCGGGTACGCAATGATAATGGACGTGAGGCACGGGAGTGGTTGAGTAATCACCCGGTAGATTATCTGCTGAATGAGCACCCGAACGACTGCCAGACGGCCTATCAGTTTAAGCGCACGATGATGCGTCATTGTCTGCTGAACGGTAACGCCTATGCCGTGATCGAGTGGGGGCGGGACGGCCAGCCAAAATCGCTTCACTCTTACCCGCCTGGCTCGGTTGTGCCTGAGCGTATCGGCGATCATAAGTACAAATACACCATCACCGAGCCGTATTCCGGGACTGTGCGCCCCTACCTGCAGGAAGAAATTCTTCACCTGCGTTATGCCACTGATGACGGGTTTCTTGGACGCTCGCCAATCACCATCTGCCGCGAGGCGCTGGGGTTAGGCCTGGCTCAGCAACGTCACGGCGCCAGCATTATGAAAGACGGCATGATGGCATCCGGTGTTATCACTGCTAAAGAGTGGCTGGACAGCACCAAAGGCAAGCAGGCAATGGATGCGCTGGAGCGCTACAAAGGCGCTAAGAATGCCGGGAAAACGCCGATCCTTGAAGGTGGAATGGACTACAAGCAGCTTGGTATGAGTAACCAGGATGCCGAGTGGCTGTCCTCCCGTCGATTCACCATTGAAGACATTGCCCGCATGTTCAACGTGTCGCCCATCTTCCTGCAGGAATACAGCAACAGCACTTATAGCAATTTCAGTGAGGCGAGCCGCGCCTTTGCCGCGATGACCATGCGCCCATGGATGGCTAACTTTGAGCAGCAAATCAAGTCAGCGCTGCTGATAGCTTCCCCCGTTCCCGGCATTCGCTACCAGGTTGAGTTTGATTCCTCTGATCTGTTACGTGCCACGCCAACTGAGCGTTACGCCATTTACGAGCGAGCCATTAAGTCTGGCGTCATGTGCCCGAATGAATCTCGTGAGAAAGAAGGGATGCAGCCGCGTGAAGGTGGTGATGAATACAGTCAGGCATGGAAACAGGAAGTGAAGATCAGTAAAGACAGCAAGGAAGGTGACGAATGAGGGCTGGAGGACTGAGAAACCGCGTAATCATCCTTAAGGTCACCACATCACGTTCACCCTCCGGGCAGGTGATTCAAAAGTGGGAAGACGGCGCGACGGTCTGGGCAGAAGTAAAAGGTATCAGCGGTCGTGAGCTGGTGGCCTCCGGTGCTGAAATGGCCGAGGCCACTGTCCGGGTATGGGTGCGGTTTCGTCGCGATATCACGGCGGCTTCCCGTCTTAAAGTCTTAACTGGCGCGTTTGCTGGCTCCACGCTTAACGTCATTGGGCCGCCTGTCCCTGACACGGGTATGACGCGCCTGGAAATCCTTTGCAAACAGGGGACAGAGATATGAGTGAAATCACCCTGGTTGAGGCGAAGCTGCATTGTCGCATTGACGGTGACGATGAAGACACACTGATTCAGGCGTACATCGATGCGGCGCTGGAGGTATGTCAGACATATATCGGTAAGCGGTTCGACAATGGCCTGGTATTCACGCCTGCTATCAAAATTGGTTGCCTGATGTTCATATCCCAGCTCTATGAGTACCGCACCACACTCAGCGATGTGGATGTTAAAGAGGTTCCCTTTGCTGTCTCCGCATTGTGGTCAGTCTACCGGGATGTGGGGGTGTACTGATGCCATGGCAACCATTACGCCGTTGTACGGAACCGGGATGTAACAAGCGGGTGACATCTGGCAAATGCGAGGAACATCAGAGGCAAGCATGGCGGGCTGAGGATGCCAGACGCGGGCACCGCAGGGCCAGAGGATATTCAGCCGCATGGGAGAAGTACCGGCTTCACTACCTCAAACAGCACCCGCTATGTGTGGAGTGCGAGAAGCAAGGACTCTATGTCCCGGCAAAGGTGGTGGATCACATCATTCCCATCAATGGCGGCGAGGACGTCCTGTTCTGGCCTGAGTGGAATCACCAGGGCCTTTGTCAGGCCCATCACAACCATAAGACCACCCAGCAAGACCCCATAACCAAAGCGAACCGCAAAGCGGGTATGTATAGCGAGCAGGAAGCGCAAGCAGCAAGCCGCAATAACTGGATATATGAGGCCAGCAATGAATGAGAAAGACGTGGTGAATCTGTATCAATCCCTGACTCGTAGCCGTGATGGCTTCATGCAAGGCCGCACTAAACGCAACGAGCGCAAGCCAGTGCCTCGCATGAGCCAGCGTGACCGTGAGGTGCTTGATTGCTTTCGCAACCGCTGACAGGTCGCTCAGGTGGGGTGGGGGGTGTTTTCATGACAAAACCTCAGGTGCAAGGCACCGACCGCCCCCTCAAATTTTTACGCACGGTGATTTTTTTGAAAATAAAACGCGATGGAAACGAGAAATTTTTATGGCAAGACCACCAAAACCGCCAGCTTACCTTGATGAGTTAGCCGCGCAGCAGTGGAAAGCGAAAGCGAAGCAACTGGCCGAGCGTGGCGATCTGACACCCGCCGACTGGAACAACCTTGAGCTTTTTTGCGTCAACTATTCGATGTACCGCAAAGCAGTGGAAGACCTTGCCAGCCGTGGGTTTAGCATTGTTAACAGCCAGGGTGGAGAGAGCCGAAATCCGGCACTGAGTGCAAAGGCCGATGCTGAAAAAATCATGATTAAAATGTCGTCGCTGCTGGGCTTTGATCCGGTAAGCCGTCGCCGTAACCCGGTGGAAACGGAAGAGGAGGACGAGCTTGACCGTCTGGAATGAGTACGCAAATGCGATAAAAACGGGCGAAATTCCGGCCTGTAAGCGCGTAAAACAGGCCGTGGAAAGGTACTTTTCAGACCTGAATGATCCCCGTTATGAGTTCGATACGGCGACCGTAGAGCGGTTTATCGCGTTCTCCCGGCTCTGTCCACACGTCAAAGGCCCGCTGCGGGGCCAGCCTATCGAGCTGGAGCCTTGGCAGCAGTTCGCCTTTGCTAACCTCCTGGGCTTTAAGGTCAGGGAGTCAGGCCGCCGCAAGTACAGCAGCGCCTTTATTGAGGTGCCGCGCAAGAATGCCAAATCCACCGTAGCCGCCATGCTGGCTAACTGGTTTCTGGTGATGGAGAAGGGCCAGCAGGATATCTACACGGCGGCGGTTAGCCGGGATCAGGCCCGAATCGTATTCGACGATGCCCGCCAGATGTGCTTGCTGTCAAAACCGCTGAAAAAGCGCGTCAATATTCAGGCGCATAAGGTCATTTTCCCGAAGAGCAACAGCCTGTTAAAGCCGCTGGCGGCGAAAGCGGCGACCATTGAGGGGACTAACCCCAGCCTGGCGATTGTCGATGAATACCACCTTCACCCGGATAACGGCGTTTATTCCGCGCTTGAGCTGGGTATGGGCGCACGTACTGAGGCGATTTTGTTCGCCATCACGACAGCCGGGAGTAACGTTGTCTCCGCCTGTAAACAGCATTATGACTACTGCTGTCAGATTCTGGCCGGGGAAGAGAGCAATGACTCGCTGTTTGTCCTGATCTACGAGCTGGACGACGAAAGCGAGGTTGAGCAGCCGGAAATGTGGATCAAGGCCAACCCTAATCTGCATGTGTCCGTTGACGCGGCGAAACTGGAATCCACCATCCAGAAAGCGCGGGGGATACCTTCGCAATGGGTGGAGATGCTGACCAAGCGTTTCAATATCTGGTGTCAGGGTTCCACACCGTGGATGGGTGCAGGGGCATGGGATGCCTGTGCACTCGATTATGCCGAAGAAGATCTGGCCGGGATGGAGTGTTACGCCGGATTTGACCTGTCCTCAACCAGCGATATTACCAGCGTGAGTTACGCTTTCCCGTTTGAACGCGAGATCAGGCTTCTTACCCGGCACTATCTGCCCGAAGCGCAGCTACTTAACGTTGCTAACAAAAACCGCGCCATCTATCGCCAGTGGGTAAAAGCGGGCTGGATACGAACCACCCCCGGCGACTGTATCGACTATGACCGCATCCGTGACGATATCCTGCGCGACGCTGAAACATTCAATATCCGGCTGGTGGGCTTTGATACGTGGAACGCCACACACTTGCGCACTCAGTTGCAGGGGGCTGGCCTCGATGTGGAGCCGTTCCCGCAAACCTATCTGAAATTCAGTCCGGTAGCGAAATCTTTTGAGGTTTTTGTTAACCGCAAGGTGGTGCGCCATCGTGGCGATCCGGTTCTGGCTTGGGCGATTGGTAACGTGGTGATGGAGTCCGACGCCAATGCCAATATCAAGCCCAACAAAAAGAAATCCTCCAACAAGATAGACCCTGCGGTTTCTGCGCTTATGGCGTTCGGCACATTCCAGGCAGAGCACGAGGATTTTGCATTCGATATGAGCGATAGCCATAAGCAGCGACTTGCCGAATTTACCGGGATTTGAATATGCTCAAACACAAGAAAATTGAGTCTGTGATCGACGAAATGGCACGTCAATTGGGCCATGAACTTAACGGGCAGGATAAGCTGGTAATCCGCACTAAAACAGCTATGGTGTTGGCCGCTAAACAACGGCACCGCCAGCGCATGGAAGCGCCACCCTATCAGTGGCGAAAGCCAGATAAATTAAGGCGTTGAAAGAGGTTCATCCCCTATAAAGCACCAGTATTGTTCTGGTGCTTTTTTGTTTGTTCAGACAAAGATGTATAAACATCTGTATAAACATTAATAAAAAAGGCGCTATCCCATGCCGAGTAGCGCCTTTTTATTCAATAACATAGCTGAAATCTATCAGTTCATGCCGTATTTTTTCAGTTTCTTACGCAGCGTACCACGGTTGATACCCATCATCAGGGCAGCGCGGGTTTGATTGCCGCGGGTGTATTGCATCACCATGTCCAACAGTGGCTGTTCAACTTCAGCCAGTACCAGCTCATACAGATCATTAACATCCTGACCATTCAGTTGAGCAAAATAGTTCTTCAGTGCCTGTTTAACCGAGTCACGCAGGGGCTTTTGAGTTACCTGATCCTGAGAGTTAACGGTAGAAACGGTCAGTACGTCAGAATTTACGCGTTGTTCGAACAT